CTCAAGCTGAGCCTCAACGGAGCGCAACGCCACAATTTGCAACCTTACGTTTTCAAGTTTTGCCTTGTGTGATTTATTGCCGATCAGGGCGTTCGGCACTATGCTTTCGTACACTGCGATCTCCATTCAGATTGTGGTAAAGGGAGCGTGTCGTTGCATCGGCATGCTCCCACCCTGAATGAATCACAAATTCTTGATGCCGTCAACCACCCACCACTTATCACTAGCGATAGGTGGTGGTGTCAAACTTCCTCGCTGTTGATCCACTCGCCGACAACCACAACCGGAACCTCGCGGCCCTTCTTGGCGTCAAACACCTTTTCGGTGGCCAGCACATTCGTCCTGATCCATGTCTTGATGATCATGCTCACTTTTGCCTTGCCCTTCTTGTCGGTCATGTCCACGCCAAGCATGTCGGCGATAGGCAGGCCGGCCCACCTTGAAGACTGTGAACTCTCCCTTAGAGGCTCGCCATCGGTGTGAGCATCAGCGACGATCTTCTGAGCCTTCCTGGCATCCTTCCCGCTGACACCGTCGAAGACATCAGGCAAGGCGATGGCACCGACAGCGGGCCATGGCTCGACAAAATGCGCGGCAAGCCACTGCCTTACCCGCAACTGATTTCACCGTTGTGGGTTCGTGAGCGGTGGATCAAATGGTGCGGCTCGTCTGTCACCGGTGAATCAGACCCACGTTGGGTGTCGCGTGTGCGCGCCAACTTCCCTGTCGATGATGAGACGAACCTGATTCCGTTCTCATGGATTGAGCTCGCCAACCAGCGTTGGCACGACATCGAAAGCCGCAATGGTTGGCGCGATTCACCGCACGTGACTTTGGGTATCGACGTCGCACGACTTGGTAACGACAACACACAAATCGCGCGGCACCACATCGGTCTTGGCGTCCGCATGCTCAACCAGGCACCCAAGATGGACACGATGGGCACGGCGGCCTTCATCGCCGGCGCCATTGAAGATGCACGGGCCCGCGGCGAAATGCTGTCAGAACGCAGCGTGCGCATCGACGCTGATGGCCTTGGTGCTGGTGTCTTCGATCGCGTGCGTGAGGATTACGGCGATTTGGCTTTCGAGATCCGCGGTGGGATGTCGCCGCGGGACGACAGCAAGCGCTTCGCGAACCGACGCGCAGAAATGTTTTGGAACCTTCGCGAGCTCTTGGACCCGGCGTCAGGTGCACCGATTGCGTTGCCACCGGATGATGAGCTCACGCAACAGCTGTTAGCGCACACATGGTCGCTCAAGTCGCGCGGGTTGATCACGATCGAATCCAAAGACGAGATCAAAGCCAAACTCAAAGGCCAGTCACCAGACAAAGCAGACGCGATCGCTTACGCGTGCGAAGATTCTGGTGAGGCGTCAACAGCAACGTACGAATTCGATATGTCGGCGACACACGTCGGCAACACTTGGGAGGTGGAGTGATGGCGGACCAAACGATCCTTAAGGTCAACGTGCAAAGCTTGGTGAGCAATGAGCTCACGGTCTTGGTGAACACCGAAGTCGTGCGCGCAAACTCAACGGAGCACGACACGTTGCTTGCTGCGCATGTTGCTGGCGACGTCGTTGTTCGCAACAGCATCAACTTCCACGTCACGCGCTACCACCGACTTGGTGAATATGGCTTCTTCGTGTTGGACCAAACCACCGATGAGGCCGGAGGTGGCGACACTGGTGGCGGGGGTGATACGGGCGGAGGTGGTGACACCGGTGGAGGCGGAGACACGGGAGGTGGAGGTGGCGATCCTCCGCCGTCGACAAGTTCATTTTTATTTGGCGTCAACCTCATGCCAAACGCGGATTGGTCGACGCAGTTTCCGAAGACGAACTTGCTTTATCAGATGCGCGACATGTTCAGCGGTGTTCGCTTCGGCACGTGGGACGACGGCCGCACTGTCAACGCCGCGCAAGTTGTCGACGGTAGCGGAAACTTTTCACACATCGCCGTCACTTCGATTTTGTCTGGCCAAGCGATTCGGCTGATTCCACTTGCGTCGCCACGTCCCGACACCGACATCGTCGTTGAGTACACCGGTGTTCGTCCCGATTGCCCGACCGGCACCGTCACCGCCGAGCGCATCAATGGTGCTGGCCGAAACGAAATCGTGATTCGCAATCCGTCATCGTCTGACGACGCGTTTCGCATCGACCTGGTTGGCGTGTGCAACGTTTACGGCATTCACATGGCGGCAAGCGCAGCGGCCTTCACCGCAGCATTGGTGCCGTTTGATGGCATCCGATTCATGGACTTCCAGCGCACCAATGCGACACGCACCAACAGCAACTGCCTTTTGGACGTGTCGGCCGGCGCAGACATCGCATCGCAGCGTGACGATGCGTCATCGATCGCATTGTGCGAAAGCGTTGCGCCATCGAACCACTCACGCTGGTACTGCGTGCCCGCCAACGTGGCCGACGGTTCGCTGTCGACGTATGTACAAGGCATTCTCGACAAGTCTTCGTCGTCGGTGCCGGTGTATATCGAGCACAGCAACGAGGTGTGGAACAGCCAATTCCCGCAGGCCACCGTGTTCAGCGCCACGTTCGACACGAATCAACGCTGGCACGCGCAACGTACCGCTCGCATCGCCAAGATTGTGGCCACGTTGCTGGCACAACCGGCGTACACCGGCCGCACCGTCAAGGTTGTGCTCGGCGCTTGGTCAGACGGTGGTGGCGGTGTGTTCTGGCAAGAGCAGTTGATCGACGAGTGCACGACTTACGTCGCTGCGAATCCATCGGTGGCTGCAATGCCCACCGTGCTTTCAACGGCGCCGTACTTCGGTCATTCGCTGCCCGACAACGTCTCGGTGTTCACTGACGGTTCGCTTGCCGCTGCGATCGCAACTGCATTGGCAGAACTCGACGAGGCCAAAGTCATCGCGACGGCCGCCGGCATGCAGCTGATTTGTTACGAAGGCGGTCCGCACATCACGACCAACGGCGGGCTTACCGTCAACCGTGATTCGAGAATGGAAGCACACCTACTCACTTATCTTCGCGGTGTTCGCACGCGTTGCGACGGCATGTTCTTCTACGCGCTCGGATCGAAGTACCATGCATCTGGCAGTTGGGGTGCCGTCGAAACCGTCTTTGATCTCAACACGCCGAAGATGCGAGCCATCACAACGTTTGCTGCTGAAGTGCGAGCCGAATAATGAAGTTGAAACACCGAGACCCAACACCGTCGCTCGACGAGACGCTTGCCAACGAACTTGCGCAAGCAAAACTCCGCACCGACGAAGACGTCTGCATTCGCACGCTGCATGGATGCCTTGAGAACTTGGTCAAAGAACTCCGCGCTCAACCGGCGATGACCGGTCGACTTGGTTTCAAAGTCAGCGCAGCAATTGCGACATCAGAACGGGCATTGAAGCGCTATCCGCTTGACGATTGACCGAATAGACTGGCCTTCACACACAATCGTGGAGGCCAGTCATGTCCGAACCCGTCGACAACTTTGAGCTTGAGATTCCGGAAACGCCGTCGATGCGAATCAAAGCACGCGGCGTTGAGGCTGAAATCGGCTCGACGGGTTTGGTTCGCTACGGCACCGACGTTGACGAAGAGTTTTTGCGCGCACTCAAAGGCGCCAAAGGCATGAAAGCCATTCGTGAGATGCGAGACAACGACAGCACGATCGGATCGTCGCTGTACGTCATGGATGCGCTCATCCGGCAAATCGCATGGACAGTGCAACCAGCCGATCATCCCAAAGGCGAAGAGGCCGCCGCGTTCGTTCGTGAATGCATGGAGGATATGAGTCACACGTGGAAAGACTACGTGTCCGAAGTCTTTTCGATGGCGTGGTTTGGGTTTTCGTACTTTGAGAAAATCTACAAATATCGTCGTGGTGCATCCGAAGACCCGACACAACGATCGCGCTTCACCGACGGAAAAATCGGTTGGCGCAAGTTCGGCATCCGCGCACAAGAGTCGATGGACGGTTGGCTGTTCGATGCCGAAGGCGGCATTCAAGGCATGTTTCAGCGCGTCGAACCCGGATTCAAGCGCGTTCTGATTCCAATCAACAACAGCATTCTGTTTCGCACCACGACGCTCAAAAACAACCCTGAAGGTCGATCGTTGTTGCGCAACGCGTACCGCTCATGGTTTTTCTTGAAACGCCTGCAAGAGCTTGAGGCCATCGGAATCGAGCGTGACCTTGTTGGTCTGCCGGTGATGGAATTGCCACCGGCGTTCTTCGACCAAAAAGCATCAGTCGAAAAGAAAGCCGTCGTCGCTGCGTACCAAAAAATCATCTCGCAAATCCGTCGCAACGAACATGAAGGCGTCGTGGTCCCGTCGGAAATGGACCCTGTCACCAATAAGCCAACCGGGTTCAAGCTTGTCGTCGGGTTTGATGACGCCCGACGTCGTCAAATCAAGAATGACCTTGGTGAAAGATGTGAGGTTTCGCTTT